AGTGGTTGGTTCCTCACTATTGCCGTCAATTCGATGGCACAGTTGGGGGTGCACGTTATGACGTGCATGCGTCTCGGTATGACCGATGATGAAATTCTTAGTACGCCGATTGTGTGCGGAGGAGATGACGTAAACCAAGCGCCCGTGCCAGCGGGAGTAGCGGCATATGTCGCGGAAGCAGCGAAGCTCGGTGTTGAAATGGAGATTCATGAGCGCGATGATCTCTACAACAGCGAGTATTTCTCGAGCGACTTGCGTATGGGTGTGGAAGGGCCCGAATTCCACCCCAAACGCTGGACAAAGCACATTGAGCACTTGCGCACGGTGAAGCGTGAGAATTTAGCTGATGCTTTGACTTCCCATATGGAGAACTATAGACATTCTCCCCGCAAATATGGATTGTTGCTTAAGATGTACCACTCACTGAATGAACGGTATCCGGCTGAATTTCCTCACAGTAAGATAGTGTCTCGTCACCTGCTGCTTGCCAGACAGTATGGATATGAGCATGCTATGTGCTGATGAGGGATTCGGATCGACCTGAGTAGGTCGTTAAACTGCTCCACCGTCCCACGGCGGTGGTCGAGGTGGTGGGGGCGAAAATTAAACACAAACAATAGACCCTTACAATCACCCGATGCAGTACTCTGGAACACCTGGCGACGACCCTACCGACGCTTGGTGGCACCATGGTAACTACGTGGGGCCTCACTGGAGCGATGGAAAGAATCAAGAAAGTGTCGAATTTGGGGAAGCGGACCCCATTGATGAACTCGACAGTTTAGCTCGTGATCACGATTCCGCGTACGCACGGTTCAAAGACGATAGTCACCGGAGAGCCGCAGATATGATCTTTGCTGAGAAGGCGCGACTTCTCAACCAAGATGGACAATTTGCAGGAAACCCTCAAGTGGCCGCGAATGCGGTTGAATACGGTAACCACGCATTGAGCAAACTAAAAACAGGTGTTAGCGATGCCTCGAAATTTGGTTTTAGTCTGCCTGGTATCGCCTACGCCATTGGACACATGTTGTATAATAATCTTGATCAAGAGGTCAAATTACTGAACGGGACTTACCTTAAGAAAGAACGAGAAGAAGTCGAACGTTACCTAGCCACTGATCCCCGTAAGAGGAATGAGCAAGTACAGGCAGTTAAGATGCCTCGCGAAAGTACTGCCCCCATCATAGATCGGGCGCAGAAAGCGGTTGGGGAACCCAAAGCTTCCTGGTTCTCTAGGGTGAAGAGAGACCTGCGACCCGTTGGGACGAATAGTATCGTGCCTGCTGATCCACAGAAAGACGCGGCACTGGACACCCGATTAGGCCCGCACAGTAATTTACTCTGGCCGAGCAAACAAGCAAAACGATTAAAACGATTCATTGCTTTGCGCGATGCAGCGCACACTCCAAATGCTAAACTCCACGAAATAAACAAACCAAAGAAAAAGAAACAACGAGAGCATTTGATGAAGGTCCTTCCTGAAGCGACTAAGAAGAAAGTTCGTGAGCAGCGCCGAGCAGCTGATCTCAGTGATGAGAT